GCGTTATCGCTAACCGCTTCCAGCGTGAGCGTGACGCCTGGGTGTTGGACCCCGAGTACGCCAAGATGACTGTGCTGCGTCCTTACCAGCAAGTTGAACTCGCTAAGACCGGCGACGCTGAGAAGCGTATGCTGTTGGTCGAGTGGGGTCACAAGGTGCTGGCCGAGAACGCACACGGCCTGGCTGCTGACCTGATTACATCGTAATCAAGTGAAAGGGATCAGGGAAACCTGGTCCCTTTTTTAACGCATGAACAATCAAGTATTTGACAAAAACGAAGAAGCAGGAATCACCCGCTTTTGGCATTTCAATGATGAAACTGGCCAGGCAACGATTCAGACTAAGCAGGATGTCACAGCAGTCGTTGAAGCAAACAAGGCGGATTTCAACAAGGTAGACGAGCGCGCAAACTGGAAGGGCGAATGGCATCACGTCGCTAGCATCCCAGAGGCTGTTTACTACCAACTCAAGGCCGAGGGCAAACTGGACGATCAGGCGTATATGAAACGCTGGCTCAATGACCCCGACAACAGATTTTTCAGAACGAGACCTGGACAAGTATGAATAACTACATTGCAGTCTGCACCCCAGCGCGTGACATGGTCCACGCCAATTTCACCTACTGCCTGGTGAATATGGTCTGCTACCACACGCTCAACACGACAGACGCAGTGTCTCTCAAGATCATGCAGGGCACTCTCATACAGAACCAGCGTGCTGACTTGGCGTTGGACGCGATGGGAGAAGGCTGTACCCACATCCTTTTCATCGATTCCGACATGACGTTCCCGCAGGACATGGTCGAGCGCCTGCTCAAGCATGACCTGGACATCGTGGCGACCAACTGCGCACGCCGACGCATTCCTACCGGACCCACTGCGCAGAAATATGGACCTGATGGAGAGCGCGAACTGGTTTACACCATGCCGGAGTCAACCGGCATCGAGGAAGTTGGCAGCATCGGAATGGGCGTTATGCTCATCAAGCGCAACGTCTTTGAGAAGCTGACAGAGCCGTGGTTCGAGACGCCCTGGCGCACCGACAAGCGTGGCTACATCGGTGAGGACATCTTCTTCTGCCGTAAGGCGCAGGCGGCAGGGTTTAGAATCTACATAGACCACGACGTGAGCAAAGAGATCGGCCACATCGGGACGTTTGAATTCAAGCACGACCACACCTGGATGATGCGGGACATCGAGAAGGAAAAGGCAGAGCATGGCACTTAGCACCTACGCTGAACTGAAAGCATCGGTGGCCGACTGGCTCAACCGTAGCGATCTCACGTCTGCCATCACTGACTTTGTCTCTCTGGCCGAGGCGCAGATGGAGCGTGATCTGCGCACCAGGCAGATGATTGTCAGGGCCAACGCTACCATTAACACCGAGTACAGCGCACTGCCAGATGACTATATAGAGGCTAAATCGTTCAAGCTGACCGGCACAAACCCTATCTCTCCTCTGATATTCCAGACCATCAACGCGATGGATGACTTGCAAGTCAGCTACACGTCAAGCGGACAGCCTAAGTATTTTTGCGTAATCGGTGGACAGATTCGCGTCCTGCCGACACCTGACACGTCCTACGTCTCCGAGTTGATTTACTACGCGAAACTCAGCAAGCTGTCGGCATCGAACACGACCAACTGGATGCTGACTCTGTCGCCCGACGTTTACCTTTACGGTTCGCTGCTCCAGGCCGCGCCATACCTACAGGATGATGCGAGAATCCAGGTATGGGCTGGGCTGTATCAGAAGGGTATCGATGCACTCAACCTGGCTGACGAGCGCGGCTCCATGACGGGCGGCGCTCTGATGGCAAGAGCAAGGACATTCGGATGATAGTGACCACTACAAAGGGTGAAATGGATGACTCGCTGCTGGATAAGCGCGAGGGTTCAGACGAGACTGATAGCGAAACAATTTCGTTCACCGAGTACTGGTTAAATGGTGAAATGGTCCATCGGTCTGTTCACGTTACGCTCAAGCGCAACGTGTTCAGCGAGGGCATAACTCAAATGATTGGATAAGAAATGGCGAACACTCAAGCGATGTGTACATCGTTCAAAGTTGACTTGCTCAACGCCGTACACGCATTCAATGGAACCGGAGTGCCTGCGCACACCGCATCTACCGCTGACACGTTCAAGGCTGCGTTGTACACCACATCAGGCAGCCTGGGAGCCTCTACAACGGCCTACAGCAGCACCAATGAGGTATCCGGTACTGGCTACACAGCAGGAGGCGTAACGGTTACCTTTGGCACTGCACCGGCATCTAGCGGAACCACCGCCTACCTTACGCCCAGCGCGTCTATCAGTTTCAGCAATGTCACGCTATCCACAGCGTTTGACGCAGTGCTGATCTACAACTCGACTCAGAGCAACAAGGCGGTGAGCGTTCACACGTTTGGATCGCAGACTGTTACCGCTGGCACGTTCACTCTGACCATGCCAACCAACGACTCCAGCACCGGCCTAATCCGGCTGGCATAACTGAAGGAGCAGCGCCGTGGCTGCATACGGTACAGGCTACTACGGCAGGGGTGTCTATGGAATAGGCAATGTTGTCATCTCTGGCAACGCCTCCACGCTTGCCATCGGGACACTGCTTGCCGATAGGTCAATCCAAGAGGATGGGACGATTGGAACAGGCAACGTCGGAACTGTAGGCATAACGTACTCAGTTGCCATAACAGGAAACGCGTCCACGGCATCGATTGGAACCGTAGCTGCAAGCACAACAAAGGCAGTCACAGGGATCTCGGCCACATTGTCGGCTGGCAGCCTGACCCAGAGCGCGGCCATAGATGCAACCGATAACAGTACAACACTCTCTCCAGGCACTGTCACCAATAGTTCAACGCTGGCCGTAACTGGCAATGCGTCAACCGGATCGGTGGGCACGTTATCCGCTGAAGTCATATCGTTCCAGGACATCACCGGAGTCAGTGGAACTGGATCGGTTGGCACTGTTTCAAATGTCACATCAATTGAGATAATTGGGAACGGCGCAACTGGTGCGGTTGGGACAGTCATTGGATTCGGATGGGGAGCGATACCTGACACATCCGAATCATGGGGTGCGATACCCGATACATCGGAGACGTGGACGGCTATTGCCGACACATCAGAGACCTGGACGCCGGTATCTGACACCAGTGAAACATGGGCAGATATATCCGATAATGCAACAACGTGGCAAGTGGCCGCATAGAGGTAAATCATGGCAGATACGACAACGAGCAACCTACTCCTTACCAAGCCAGAGGTAGGCGCAAGCACCGACACCTGGGGCACAAAGATCAACACCGATCTGGACTCCATTGACGCGGTGTTCGCTGCGGCTGGAACCGGAACCAGCGTCGGCCTCAATGTTGGATCGGGGAAAAAGCTAAAGCTGGTCGGTGATGTCATTGACACCAACGGCAACGAATTGCTGAAGGTGACTGCAACGGCGTCTGCTGTGAATGAATTGACTCTTGCGAATGCAGCTACTGGTAGTGCTCCAACAATGACAGCATCAGGTGATGACACCAATATCGGTTTCAAATTAGTAGCGAAAGGTACTGGAGAAATCACGGCCAAGGTTAATGGCTCTGATGTTTTCAATGCCTCCAGTTCGTTTGGCTTCAAGAACCGCATCATCAACGGCGCGATGGTGATTGACCAGCGAAACAATGGAGCCACGGTTTCTTCTAACGGCAGTTTTCCTGTTGACCGATTCAAGATAATCAAAGATACATCGTCTGGCACTTTTACCTCTAATCAATCCAGCACAGTTCCATCAGGGTTTACTAATTCGCTTTTGTTCACTGTTGGCACGGCATACACGCCAGCGGCTGGTGAAAACAACTTCATTAAGCACATCATTGAAGGGTACAACGTAGCCGACTTGGGTTTTGGTACTTCAGGTGCTGCAAACGTAACTTTGTCTTTTTGGGTTCGTAGTTCTTTGACTGGAACTTTTGGCGGCGCACTAAGAAACGGCAACAACGATAGGTCTTATGTATTTTCATACACCATCAACTCTGCCAATACGTTTGAATACAAAACCATCAGCATCCCCGCGTACACATCTGGCACATGGTTAACTACAAATGGGAATGGTTTTGAAATTAGCTGGGGCTTGGGCGTGGGTTCAACTTTCTTGAACACCGCTGGTGCTTGGTACAGCGGAAACTACATCAGCGCAACAGGCTCAACCAACATAACCTCTACCGCTGGCGCTACTTGGTATGTCACAGGCGTACAGCTAGAAAAAGGCAGCACAGCTACATCGTTTGATTACCGTTCTATTGGGCAGGAGTTGGCTTTGTGCCAGCGGTACTGCCAGTATGCAGGCTCGGGCGCAAATGGTTCTTTTGACGGCAGCACAACTACCACTATTCAAATCATGGAGAAATGCGTCGTGCCTATGAGGGCAGCGCCATCTGGCTCTATTTTTAGTGGGGTAACTGCTGTTTTTAGATATGCGGGGGCAGATATATCCGCAGCATTACCTACGTTAGCCAATTTCACCGCCAACCCTTCCAACTACGGCGGTACATCATTTTGGACGCAAGTAAACGGGTTCACAGGTGGAGCAGCAAACGCAGTAGTGACAGGAAGAAATAATCAAACTGCAAATGGTGGCAACTTCATTCTTCTAACTTCGGAGTTATAACGTGGACTTAACATACCAACTTCAAACACTGAGACAGTCCGTAAAACGCAGCGACGGCGTGTTTATTCCATTTGACCCAGCTAATACCGACTACCAGCAATACCTAGCATGGCTTGCTGAAGGCAACACACCACTACCAGCGGACGAGTAATCATGGAATTCCAGCCAATGTTCAACTTCATCGGCGGCGCGATTCTTGTCGCGGTTGGCTGGTGGTGCAAAGAGATATGGGACTCAGTCAAGACGCTGAAGGAAGACATTAAGCAGATCGAGATTGACTTGCCAAAGAACTACGTCAGCAAGGTAGACATCGAGAGCCGCCTGGACAAGATTGACGCGACATTAGAGCGAATCTTTGACAAGCTGGAACACAAGGCAGACAAGTGATTTCTCTGCTTGCATCAGCGGAAAGTCCCTGGCCTGGCACTGAGACAAAGACGGTTTTGGTTTGTCGTATCCCTAAGAAAGATGAGGATAAGAAGATGAGCGCAAATGAATTCATGGACAAAGATGGACGCATCTGCCGCTGGGTAGTTGTGAACAGGAAATGATTGACCCATTCACGGCCTTTGCGATGGCGCAGGGCGCTGTAGCTGGCATAAAAAAGCCATTGCCCTTGGTAAAGATATCCACGGCCTATACAAAGAATTCAGCAGTTTCTATCAAGCGGCAGACACGGTTCATCTAGCAAGCAGCAAGGCCAGGATTGCGTCAATAGGAAAGACGGATGCGCAGATCAGTTCTCAGGCTCTCCAGATCGCAATGGCATCCAAAGCATTGCGAGAGCACGAGAAGGAACTGAAGGACATACTCTTCTATAGCGGTAACGCACAGGTCTGGGAAGAGATGATGGCAGAACGAGCCAGGATGATTAAAGAGAGAAATACACTTGAAAGAGAAGAGGCAGAGAGAAAGCAAAAGGACAAGGAAGTGAAGGTAGCAATCATCATGAACACACTCTGGCTTACAGGCGCTTCCGCTATCGTTGTCCCGCTGGTGGGCGCGTTATTTCATATCATCACTAACAGAGGTCTCTAATGATTCCAATCATCGGTGCATTGCTGGGCACACTGGCTGAAAACGGGCTAGGGCTGCTGTCCAGCGCCATTCAAGCCAAGGGCAAGGAAGTGGTCGAGAACACGTTGGGCGTGAAGATTCCCGATAACCCGACACCCGCCGACGTTGAGAAGTTGCGCGAGTTGCAGTATCAGCATGAGGAGCGCCTGATTGAGTTGGGCATCGAGAAGGCCAAGATGGAACTGGCAGAGATAGAACTATATGCAAAGGCTGCTCAGAACGATGCTGACAACGTAACAGACCGCTGGAAATCAGATATGTCTTCGGACTCTTGGCTATCCAAGAACATCCGACCAATGAGTTTGATTGCCATATTTGTCGGTTACTTCGTGTTTACCATGATGTCTGCATTTGGATACAGCCCTCAAGAAAGTTTTGTAAGTCTCCTAGGGACGTGGGGTCAAATAGTGTTTTTGGCCTATTTTGGTGGTCGGACTGTTGAGAAGCTGGCTGAAATTAGGGGCACAAAATGAGTCTTAATCAAGAACAAGCAGCATTCCTATTGGATATGTGCAAGCTGATTCAGCACGCCACAGAGCATGGATTTCTGGTAACTGGTGGCGAGTTGGCGCGAACACCTGAGCAGCAGGCCATCTACTTTAAAACTGGCCGGTCTAAGACCATGAACAGCATCCATCTCAAGCGTTGCGCCATCGACTTGAACTTCTTCAAGGACGGAAAAAT